CTGGCTTTGGATTGCCTCCCTGAGTCCGCGCACCTGTCCGCTCTGTATCGCAGAGCACGGCAGTTTCCACCCGTTGACCGAACCCTTTGCCTCCCATATCTCTTGCCGGTGTTCGCCCGTACCCTGGACCAAATCCTTTGCTGAGTTAGGGATAGAGGGCGTGCCGGACACACGTCCGCCCTTGCCTGAATCTGGTGAATCCTGGTTCGCCCGCCAATCTCCCCAATATCAAGAGTCTCTCCTTGGACCTGGAAAATATGAGGCTTACCGCGCTGGCCAAATCCAACTCTCCGACCTGGTAGGCCACAGGAATGACCCAAGCTGGGGACCATCCCGCTATGTGAAATCCCTCGACAGCGCCCTTGCTCAGTAACCACCTCCACAAACACCAAATTTCCCGGCTGTAGATTCCTGCCTGTTGAACCGTGCGAAACACTCCTCACCACCGTGGGGCGCTCGTGGCCCCACTTTCACAAAGAGGCAACTATGGCAGGCGAAACTACAACTGTGACGACTCCCCAGGTGGGAACGGATACAGCGGCCCAGGTGGCCACCCAAGCGGCAACCGCAGCCGCAACAGCGACCAGTGACCAGGCGTCAACCGGGGCTGAACTGACGGCGGAGCAATTGCGTGCAGAACTGGCAGCGACACGGAAAGAGGCGGCCAAATACCGGACAGAGCGGAATGAGTTCGAAAAGAAGGTGCAAGCCTTCGAAAACGAAAAACTCTCTGAATCCGAACGGTTGAAGAAAGAGGCTGAAGAGGCAAGGGCTGAAGCCACCCGGTTGAAAGTGGCGGCTCGTGAGGCCCGAATCAAGGCCGTGGCCGCGCAGCTCGGGTTTCACGACCCAGCGGATGGACTTGCGATTGGCGAGCTTGACGACGAAGCGGAAATTAAAACCGCGCTTGAGTCTCTGGCCACCAAGAAGACCTATCTGGTCAAACCCAAAGAGCAACCCGTGACGACCAGCGCCAGCAACGCAGCACGCAGCACTCAAACGGCCTAACCGATTGACACGAACAACTTGCCCAACTTGGCAGACCCCAACTTGTGGAAGCGGTAACGGGTTAATGGAGGACGATCATGAGTTACACTGGTGCAGTTACTCTCACCCAGTTTGCGTAAATGTCACACCCGCCACTTGTCCAGGCGGTTACGTTTTCCCTGATTGAGAGCGGGAACGTAATGATGGACATCCCGTTTATGAACGCCCCGCAGATGACGGTTAATGGGGTGCGATTTGAGGGGAATCTCCCGACTGTGAACTGGGCGAATATCAACGGCGAGCCGGTCACGACCAGCGGGACGCCAACGCCATTCCAGGAGCAGGCGTTTTTGATCCGGAATACCATCAACATGGATAAAGTGCTGGTGATGGACCGGACCCAGATTCAAGACCCTCGTGGGGTACAGGTAGAAGCTTATCTGAAGAGCGTGACCTACGACTTCAACGACAAATTCATTAACAACAACCACACCTCCGGCGACAAAAAGAGCTTTGTGGGGTTGCGTGAGCGAATTGATAACGGCTCAAAATACGGCGTCCGTTCAGAGAATAAGCTGAACGGCAATGCTGTTGATCTGACGACCGCAGCCGCTACAAACGCGACTTTTACGAACTTTCTTGAACTCGTGGATGAGTTGCTTTTCGACGTAGACTCAGAAGACGGAACCGGCGTGGTTCTGTACATGAATGAAGTGATGCGACGCCGATGGGATTCCCTGGCGCGACGCTTCAGTGGGTCTGGTGGTTTTTCAACGGCTCAAGATCAGCTTGGACGCGGAATCACCCGGTACAAGAACGCAATTGTCCGAACAATCGGACGGAAAGCGGACCAGTCAACCCAAATTATCACCAGCACTGAATCAGCAGCAGGGGCGAACGGGTCCAGCACTCACACCTCAATTTACGCTGTCCATTACGGGATGTCCTATCTCTATGGCTGGCAGTATGCACCGCTGAATGTTCAGGACCTTGGCCTGGACAATGGTGGTGCTTTGTACAAAACCCTGATTGATTGGACTGGCGGCTTGTTTAATGCGCACACCCGGTCAATCGCCCGTCTGTACGGGATCAAACTGGCGTAATTCGCCGCTCTGGAGGGACTTATGCCAGCAGATGATCTTTCAGTTCTTCAGGCGTCAGTCACCAAGACTGGTACTTTCAATAGTACTGGGTTGGACCTGAAAACCGGCACACCGTCTCGGGGACTCGTGGCACGGGTTATTTACACCGCAGCCGCAACGTCGTCAGGCGCTGGATCATTAACGTTCCGGATTACGGAGTCATCGGATGACAACACGTATACCGGGATTTACCAGACAACGGAATGCACTGTCACTCTCAGTACCTCGGCGGTGGCTGGTGAGTTATTTATTCCGTTCCGAACCAGCAAACGCTATGTTCGATTGGAGTTGTCGGCCCTTTCTGGGACCGGCGCAACCGTAACCTATGAGGCGGATATTGTTCCGTCAATTCCGTAAGAGGTAACCCTGTGAGCGTTCGCCCAACGATGGCTGACCTAATCCGGCGACTCCGAACCCTGGTGGCAGACCCTAACGGACCCAACCAGAAATGGACTGATCAGGAGTTGCAGGACTTTTTTGACACCGACCAACGGCGGGCGGACGCAAACTATTTTGAACTCACTCCCAGCGGGAACTTTGCCTCTGGAGTGACAATTGACCATTTGATTTTCACGGCACCGTGTGGGGACTGGGAAGCCAGCACGACGATCTATAACAGTTCTCGCACATTGCTCACCCCAACCGAGAGCGACTATGTGGCTGGACGTTTCATTTTTACCACCGATCAACCGCCACCGCTTTACATCGTGGGCAGGTGCTTTGATTTGTTTGGGGTGGCCGCTGACGTGCTTGAAGCCCGTGCTGCTCGACTCGCAGAGGATTACGATTTCAAAGAAGACACGCAGGAATTCAAGCGCAGCCAGCGAGTGCAATCACTTCTCGCTACAGCCACTAAATTCCGTGCGCGATCCCAGAACTGGCGTGGCGCGATTGTTGGCACTTCAGGCCGGGGTGATGTGGCAGTCGGTTTTTTGAGTAACTTAGACTGTGACCCAGCCGCTGACCTACGTCCCCGTTATCCCTGGTACAGAAAGGTTTAAATGCTCACTGAGGCTGAAATCTCCGAAATGCGAAGGACGGCTGAGGCGGCTCTGCCAAGTCGTGGGCAGATTCAGCGCCGCACCCTGACGCCAGATGGATATGGTAACCAGACCGAAACGTGGAACGCTTTGACTTGGGTAAGGTGCCGGATCCACAGGGATAAGGCAAAAACGCCAGAACGGGAGCAGGCCGGGGTTATTACCGCAGTCGGTGATTTCAACCTGACAGTCCCGTGGAACGCACCCATTGAGGCAAAAGACCGAATTGTAATCAACAATACAACTTACGAGGTGACCGAACCTGTCACTGATACCAGTTGGCGAATAACGCGCCAGTTGCGAGCGCAAGAGGTGGTGTGAGATGCCAGTTGTCGTTCAACTCAATTTCAATGGAGTTGCCGCCCAGGTAGTTCAACGAGCCAGCGCAGTGGTGCAAAAAACCGCACTGGACTTGGAGGCACGCGCCAAGCAAATTGTCCCAGTTGATACCGGACTCCTCAAAAGCTCAATCCAGCACCAGCGGGTTGACGACCTGACAGCACAAGTGGATGTATTCGCAGAGTATGCCGGGTATGTCGAATTTGGCACGTCGCGCCAACGCGCCCAACCCTACCTTACCCCAGCGGCTGAAGCTGTCCGACCAGGGTTTGAAGCCGCAATGACGCAAATCACACGGTAATGAATGAAGTCCCACGCGCTGAAAAATGGCTGTACGGCAAGCTCTCAGGTGATGCAACTCTGAGCACGGCGGTGGGTGGGCGAATCTACAGCTATCTTGCACCACAGGGCACAACCTACCCTCTGGTGCTTTTCAATTTGCAGGGTAGCCGTGACGTTCAGGGGCCTGGAATCAACCGAACTCAAACAGAACTGCTGTATCAGGTAAAAGTGATTTCGAAAGGGCCACACGATGCAAGCGCACGCACTGCCCTGGACCGAATTGACATCCTGATTGGGCAAGCGGTTCACGACCTGAGCGACGGCTACCTGTTCAGCGCAAGACGTGAGCAGACAATTAGTTACCACGAACCAAACGGTGATGTCCGATTCCAACACACGGGCGGATTGTACCGAATTTATTGTTATCCACAGTGAGGTAAAAGATGGGCAGAGCAGCAGTTAATATTGTTTATCAAATCGGGGTAGAGACGACTCCAGGCACAGGGGTTGCCGCAAATAGACAACTGCCCAGCTTGTCTTTTTCGGTTGGGCCCGAACTCCGCACGCAACCATTCCGGGCAAATGGCTACAAGGTTGACACAATTCTTCAACTGCAGCGAGAAATGGCCAAAGGTAAATTCGAAGGCCCGCTCACGTACAACGAAGTAATCTGGCCACTGGCTGGGATTATTGGCGGGACTGTAAGCACAAGCGGGGGCGCCAGTACCTGGACGTTCAACGCCAACTCTTCAGGGGCCGACACGAACGCCAAGACCTTTACCCTGGAGTGCGGCGACGCGACGGCAGCTCAGGAAGCGGTCTATACCCAGTTCAATAATTTGTCCATTTCGGTCACCAAGTCGGAAGCGAAGGTGTCGGGTGATTTCTTCGCTCGCAGTTTGGAAAACACCACGTTAACCAGTTCCCCAACGCAAATCGCGCAATTGCCGGTGAATATCAACGAGTTTGATATTTACCTTGACGATACTTTTGGCGGGATTGGTACAACCAAGCTCACGGACCCGCTTCAGGTTGATTTCGCCATCAGTGATAAGTACCTGGCCAAAGAGGTGCTTAATACGACTTTCCAGAGCTTTAAGGAGTCAATCGAGCAACCATACAATGTCACCGGCAAAGTGATGGTTGAATACAACAGCCAGTGGCAGGCGGTGTATGCCGCGATGAAGGCCAGCGGGTTACCGACTCGATACCTGCGGTTGAAAGCGACCGGACCGACCCTGGGCGCCACTACTTACCTGTTCCAGATGGATGCGGCGTGCAAGCTTGAGATGGCAGAGCAGAAGGACCAAGACGGGGTGTACGGGTATGAGCTTGGATTCCGGGCAATCCACGATTCCACAATGGGCCGTGCCTACTCATTCCAGGTAATCAATGCTGTCACTGCTCTGTAACCTCTTTAATTGGATAAGGAAAAGAATGAAACTCGGAAAAATCAAAAGTGATCCAATCCCTACCACTTTCCACTTTCGCGGCGAGAGTTTAAATCTCTCTGTTGATGCGGATATGCTCACCCCGAAATTTATTGAGCAAATGCGCGTCCTGGCTCAGGGGGCAAATGCAGCCGCCAAGCCAAAGAAGAAGACTGAAGAAGAAGACGGGTTGGCAATGCTGGCACTGGCCAGCCAGAACAACACGTTTATGATTGAAACTCTGTCCAGAGTGATTGTGACCTGGGATTTAGAGGGAGATGAGGGGCAAATTCTCCCAGTCACCGCGAGCACATTTGAAAACCTGCCTCAAGTGTTTCTGTCTGAACTCTTCCAGTTTGTAAATGGGGTGGCCGCCCCAAAGCCACAGACCGCGCCAACCTCCGGCGCTTCTTAACCAGCGGGGGCACGTTTGGGGAGTGCCCTGATTACTATCTTGATTTCGAATTGGCACCAATCCTCTGTGTAACCCCGATGGAAGTTTGCAACCAGCCAATACACTGGATTGAACGGGCAAAGGTGGTCTACTTCGCAAAGAAGGAAGCCGCGATTGAGGTTGCCAACAAAGGCGCTTTCCCTGTGTACGAGGTCAAATTCTGATGAATGCTGCGACAATCACCGCGATAATTACCGCTGACCCGTCACAGTTCACCGCTGCAATGGGCAGCGCCCAGGCGTCCGCCAATGCCGCAGCTTCTTCAATCACTGCCAGTCTTGGATCAGTTAATGCCACGCTTCGAGCCGTGAGTGCCGGGGTTACCGGTGCCGCTGCCACAGCCGCAGCGAGCGCCACGACGGTCAGCAATGTCACTAACAACATCACCAACAACATCACCATCATCCAGAACCGCCTCGCCGGACTGAGATCAGAAATCAACAACGTCAACTCAAACCTGCAACAACTGGGTTCCGGGATTCGGACATTTGGGCTTGGGATGACGGTTGCCCTGAGTGCCCCAATTGGGCTACTGGGCAAAATGGGCTTTGAGTTCAACGCGATGAAGGAGCAAGCCCTCACCGCGTTCACGGTGCTGCTGCGATCATCTGACCTGGCCGTGGCTCACCTGAAAGACCTGCGCACATTCAGCGATGCGACGCCATTCCAGTTTCAAGAGGTATTCAAAGCCAGCCAGATTATGCAGGGGTTTGGATTGGAGTTGAAAAAAGTTCTGCCTACGCTGCAAGCGCTTGGTGATGCGATCTCAGCAAGTGGCAACTCGTCAGAATACTTGCTCCTTGCGGCTAAAGCCGTTGGGCAGATGCTCTCAAAAGGCAAAGTTACGGCTGAAGAGTTCACCCGCCAGTTGGGAAACACCGGCGTCCGACTGGAGCACCTGGCGCTTGGGTTGGGAAAAACCCAAAAAGAAACGATGGAGTTGATTCGCTCTGGATCATTGACCGCCAAAGAAGGCGTTGATGCCCTGATAAAAGGTATCGCAAACTCCAACGTGGGCGGGATGATGGAAAAACAATCCAAAACCTTTTTGGGTGCGCTCTCAACAATGACTGATGTACTGAAGTCCACCTTGGGCGATCTGGTTGAGCCTCTCTTCAATATCATCAGAGACGGGATGGTGGCGGCAATTCCATTACTTCAGCAGTTTTCGAAGTGGTGGCAGACCGTCCCGGAACCCATCAAATTGGTGGCTCTGGCTATCGGTGCGATTGTGACCGTCCTTGGGCCGCTCACGGTTCTCATTGGTGGGATTGTGGCGGCGGTTGGGGCAATTGGCGCTCCAATCCTGGGCTATGTGGCCGCAATTACAGCCGGAGTGACGGCGGCAGTTGGTGTAATCGTGGCGGTATGGACGACCAACTTTGCCGGTATCAGGGATAACGTTATCAAAGTCTTCGACGCCATCCAGGGGGCAACAGAGCAGATCATTGGGGAGGTGGTTCAGTGGTATCGCGCAAATTTACCGCTGATCCGATCAACAACCGAAACAGTTTTTAATGTGGTTGAAGGGTTATTTAGGGGCACGGCAAATATAATTCGAATTATCGTCACGACAACTCTCAATTATATCATCCCCTTTATTCAGGCACGGTTACGACTTTTACTCACGATCTTCACGGTTGTAATGAAGGCCGTTCACGGAGACTGGAAAGACGCCTGGAAGATGATTGAGGATACGACAGGAAAAGCGCTTGATGCCCTGGAGCGGAAA